TTCACGGATAGGTTTAATATAATCCTCAGCTGCAAATTCCAATTCATCAAGAGAAAACTCCTGATTTGGATTTGTCAACTTAGTAAGAGCTTTTCGCTTATGAAAATGCGAATTAATCTTCTGAGGAGGACCAAACTTCGGTTCTCCAAACTCAGAAACTATAGCTTCTTTAAAAGGATGTCTAACATAAGGATGTCTGAAAGTTGCACTATCTCCTAGCACACCTTCAGTAATACAATTATGATCTTCAACTGGTTTATCATGATCTGGATCTTTAATTTCCATTTCAATCATCCCTAACTCTTTCTTCAAAGAATTAGAACCAACCTGTAAATCTCCTTGATTAAGAGGGATAAAGCCTTTAAATCGCTTCAATGCTTCATCAACCTCACTAATAGTCAATGTGTTACAAAGTCCAGTAACACCGTTACCAGCAACATGAAAACCATAAATAATAGCTTTATCAAAATCAACAACTAACGATCCACACATACCATCTTTCGTACCTAAATTACAGTTATAACGATAAGGTTTGTGCAAAAGTACTTTGTTAGTTTTAACTGTCGAAGTCATCATACCCCAACCAGGTTCCATCCTAGTTGCAGAAACTGAACGTCTCATATCACTTAAATCCATTGTGACAATATTAACAACTTGACTTCCAAGAATCGTATCACGTCCAAGTAGAAAGTCTTTATAACCCCTACGAGGAACAGCAGATGGAATCTGAATCAAAACAAGATCCTTTTTAGGAAATCTGTAAACATGATTCGAAGATAACTTCTGCTTAGCAACCGTAGGAGTCAAACCATTCTCATGAAAGATCTCAATAACGAAATCCTTCTCAGGAATAATATGACCTACAGTAACATAAAAATTAGATTCAATTGGAAATGCTAAACATTGTGATACATTGTCACCATCACGAATCGTAATAACTCCCAAATCCTTTTTCATATGAGGGAGAATATTATCAACAGTTGTGGTTTTAGCCTTATTAGCTCTAACAAATGCATCTTTAACATATTCTGGCAGTTGTTCACGATAAGTAACCAACTGACTTTTCGGTCTAAACGACCTATACAACAAATACGCAAATGAAACCATCGCAGACCCAATAAAAATGGTCTTACGATATTCCATCATTGCTTTCATCGAGTCATCAGCTAGATGAGATAAAATTCCAACTCTACTAGCAACTCGATTATATACTTGCTTCCATGCCAAATAGATAAACAAAGCCATAATAGCAATGATCCAAATCAACATGAATAATACCAGCGGGATTAATGAAAGCCTTAAAGCTCCTCCCACTACAATACCAGAACCACAAGCGATTTTTAAATTACGCTTATAATCAACTGGGGCAATGGTAAAAACCAAAGCCATCAATGTTCGCCATTTAGCAATTTGCCACCAGTTAATATATGTTTCATAGAATGTGTTATATTGATTAACCAAACGGTCAATACCAATATCAACAACATCACAAATGAAC